GTTCAGCCAGTTCAGGATGACCTGCATCCATTAGTGCGTTGTAAACCGTAGTGCGGTCACTTTGTATAGCTTGCCGCATGTAATAAGCCACTACTTTTTCCATGTGCCGTTCAAAAGCACGAGCTTGATCCCTGATTCCCGGCAACGCTGTGTCCGAAACAGAGATTATTTTTCCCACGCAATCTTGCGCAAGCTCTTCTGGAGTAAACCCACGGTTGTTAGTTGTTTGCACCGTGACCACGCTTTCATGTTGTGGCAACTCAAAATTAAGACTAGCACTCATTGTTTGTCCCTTATAACTTTCCCAGTCCTGTACTCATCAGTTGTTTCTTTTGCTTCTCCAAGCATCTTAACACCTAACATGGATTCTTGGAAGCGCCTATTGTACATATCTAATATGTCAGCCTCACCCTTCATGTATATGTACGCCTCAATCAACGCTCCATACAATAAAGCCATTTCTGCATTTATGCTTAACCATGTTGTTTCTGAATCAGAACCTACTGTAATGCTGTTTGGCCTATAGAAGTAATGAAGCTCTGCTGTGTGCGCAGTTGCAGGGGCAGGAGCCAACATAAAGTTCTCAAAGTCAAACTGACAATAATATCTAGGAGTTCCTGTAGTAGAATTGTCAGGAGTATAGGTTTGTAAAAAACTAGGGTCTTTAAAATCCAAAAACACCTTATCTCCATCTGAAGGTGCTAAACTTAAAGAAAAGGGCGCTAAAAAGTCACTAGGGCTTCTTAAAAACCTACCGCTTGTGGACCCTGTAACATTCTTTCTAAACAAACTTAATTGAACTGTTTTAAGTATTCTTTCTTCTGAAAGTCTTATAAATATAGGTATATTAGCAACAAAAGTTGTTTCTGCATATTCAGTGTAATTTTTTATTGCATCTTTTAATTCTGCATAAGTAAAGCTCATGATACCTCCACCGTAACTGTTCCCACAGAAGTTATAGCCTCTAGATTATTAGGAGGATTAAAGGAGTTTGTCGCGGGTCCGCCTACAGGATTAAACCCCCACTGAATATTTCTTTGCCCTTCCAAGTCTTGCTCTGGCCTTGGATCTCGCAACGCCTCTGGGTCAGACACCGCAGGCGTAGGTTCTAATTGAGGCTGCTTTGCCTCCCATTCGTCTTTACCAACGAGAAGACCGTTCCACTCTTTACGCATGTCTCTCAGCCGATACTGAAAGCCAGATCGGTCTGAAATGCCATAAGCGTTTTTTGCTGAAGCGTATCGACTAGACAATGCGATAATTCCTTAAACTTGGGGTTATCTGCAAAGATGCGCGATCTCTATCTTCATCTATAGCCCTGCGCATTTCCTCTTCGTACACAGCTTTTAACATTTGAACGCGCTCTGGAGCGCGCTTTAAAGATAAATAATAAGCCAAACCAGCCGCTAAACATGGATAAAACCTAAACGGAACGTCCATAGTATTTACCATAGCATCTGCATCATCTAAGCGAGTTAGGCAATCATACACTATAATATCAGTGCTATTATCAGGAACAGGCCAAACTTTTAGATTAGGAGTTATTTGTCTGTCCAAGAAAAACTGAGTAGGGCGACCAGTGGTTGTTTTAGTGGGAATAGATAGGTAAGCGTCCCTGCCAATACGCGGTATTGTAAAGTCAGTACCATCACGACGAACTACAGCAGCCAAAACATCTATAACGTCTGCAAGAAGGGCATACTCAGATGTGCCTTGTGTTAAGGCTTGTGTTCTTTGCTTTATAGTCCATTGGTTTAAACCTCTATTTGCCCAATCAGCAAACATGAGGTTTAAAGAACGCTTTGCCGTTCTAAGATCATAACCTGTTCTGGCTTCTAAGCCACAACGCTCAAAAGCTTCTTCAACGTATTCTGCTACGTCTAATTCAAAGTCCTTTGAGTTTGAGACAGTCATCAGTCTTCCTCATTATATAGGTTATCGAATATCCGATTTGCGTCTAGTGTATAGTCTAAATCAGATTTTGAATAGTGTATATGTTGTGAAGGCTTGAAGTCGGGCGCTCCCTCCCCAGTCTCAAACCAAGCTGGATGTGTTACACGAACACGATTATTAGGCAACGCCACAATGTTTCCAGACCACTCCCCTGCGTCTAGTAACTGTAAAACGTGGCTCTGTTTATGCTGTGCAGGATCGTCTGCTATTTCTGATTCTGCATAGTCCACAGTAAATAAGTATTTCGCTGGATGAAAATCGCCATCTATTTTTGCCAACCAAGGGCAAGGCGTTGTTCTATCCATAACATAAACCGCGTGATTGTAAGAAGAACAATCCCAAGGCTGTGCATCGTATGTCGCCATTGGTTCGGGCCATTCTTCTAAAGGAATGTCACCAACCAATGCGGTAATTGGCATTCGCGCCCACATTGCGCCACCATGAACAGTGTCTTCTTCTGCGCCTTCAGCTTCACTCCCGGTGAATATAACCTGAAAACTCAAACATCTGTTCGGCATAGTTGTTACGCCAATAACCATAGCATGCAGGAATTCGCCGTGATAATCCTCATGATTGTGAGTATATTCACGACGAACCCATGCTTTAAAGTAAGGTACGTTGCTATGTAAATATGGCATATTCTATTTTTTAACTATCTTATAGCCTGTGGGGAGTGCTGCTCTTGCAGCAGCAAGTGATTTTTTACCGCCAGTTGCACCGCCCTTTTTCATCATCATGGGCTTTTTCATCCCACCAGTTGCGCCACCCTTCATCATGCGTCTGGGCTTTTTCATGCCGCCTGCGGCTCCACCCTTCATCATTCTTTTTACTTTTCCACCACCACGGTAGCCTTTTTTCTTCATAGCCATGATAATCTCCTTATGATTGGCTAACCGCACCCTTTGTGCGCTTTCTTTTGTTGTTCATAACTTTGCCGCATCCCCTTGCTATAGCAGAGCCAGAAACCCTCTTGCCGTTAAATTTACGTTTAGATTTAGGCTCAATAATGCCACCATTTTTAGCAAACTTTACTTCAGCAGCTTTTGTATTTTTTACATTTGTTTTACCAGTTCTGCCTTCTTTTTTCTTCTTTTTTGCAGTAGAAGCTAACTGACTTTTAGATAAACTATTGGCTTTGCTTCTAGGTAAGCAACGGTCTGGATTTTTTTTATCTTTAGAAGTACCGCACTTTCCCTTGATCTTTCCATCAGTGCCAACACGAACCCAATCTTGCTTTACCCAGTCTTTAAGAGCGCCCATTACGCCTTCTTTCCTTTACCTTTACCCTTAGCTCCCTTAGCGTAGTTCGGGTCTTTGCAATACTTAGATGCAGCCATATTCGCATAAGCAGAAGGGTACGTGTCAAAAGTCCTTTTTGCCCAAGCTTTTCCAGAAGCACATATCTTGCTCCCTTTTGATTTTGGAGTAGCCGCTCCACCTCTTTTAAAGTAAGTTAGCCCCTTCGGAACGCCCTTAATCTTTCGCGGCGGCTTTGAAATCTGTTGACTCATCTGGCTTCTCGACATTGCCATAAGTTCTCTCCATACCAAGCTTTATAAATTCTATTTGAGCAGCCATAACCTCTGTGCGCTTATCAACAGAGATAAGTGTTTCAGTGGTCCAAGACGCCCAATTGTACGAAACTGCGCCAATAATTCCAATGGCAGTAGCTGCAACTCCCATAATTATTTGCTTTTCTAACATTTCCACCTCTTCCGCGCTTGGCGCAAACGTGAATTGGGATTCTTAGCTGCTTTAGGAAACTTTTTCATTTGGCCTGCTGAACGTGCGCAGAACGACTTACGCCGCTTTGCATCCTTGCTGCCTTTTTTAACCTTACCAGTAACAGCGGTCTTTAGTTTAGAGCCGGGATTTTTACGCCTGTAAGCCTTTACACCAGCCTTAGTCATTCCCGCCCCAGATTTAGTGGGACGGAAGTTCTTTTTATTACGTTTAGGCATTTTTCCCTTAGAAGTAGCCAACTTGCACCTCTAAGACAAAAAGATCGTCAATTGATTGCTACTTCCTGTAAACGCACTAACAAACGCACCACCTGTAGCAAGTAATCCGTCATCTGGAATATTTAAGTGATGCAAGCCTGTCGGAAAAGTTTGTGTAAGTAGCGTAGCACCTGTACCGCTTCCATTTTTTATTGTAAAAGCTCCTGCTGCGTCTGCAAATATTACAACTTGACGAATGCGTGAACGTGCGGGGCCGACAAGGGCCGCAGCACTTCCTTGTGTGTAATTAAATGCTTGTACTGGACCTGCCATACTAGCCTCCTATTAAGGTTGAACGGCAGTGTTGAACGCTTGTGCATACATTATTGTTATAACAACAGATCCTGCGTTACATGCCGCACTTGAAGTGGCTGTTAGTTTTAAATCTGATGCGCCAGTGTTTTTCCATGTAAGTGTACCACCACCAGAAATACCTAGTGCTTTAATACCTACAGTAGTTCCAGAAGCGAGAGCATTAATGAGAGTTGCCGCACCGCCCACAGTATCACCAACACTAATATTTGTTGTGGTGTTAGCTGCTGTTTCTAAATCAATAATTATGTTTACAATTTTTGAGTTAGCTGGAATCACTACATTTGTGGCTTCCGCTGCAACAGCACCACCAGATATATCCATTACATGTTGTTGAGTCATTACGACATAGCCGACATTCGCTATGTCTGTTCCAACGACAGTACCCGTTGTGTTTCTAATATTACCCGCCCGAATCGGACCTGAAAAAGTAGTAGTACCCATGTTGATCTCCTGTCTGGGTTAGTCAATCGCACCATGCGACTGTCAGGGATAAACAAACTATACACAAGTTTTATTAAAAAGAAAGAGGCGATCCTAAGACCGCCTCTAGAGGAGCTAAAAATGAATAACTCACCTTAACACGAATTAAGCTCCAGTGGAACCAAAAACGCAACGTGGATCAGAAAATCCAAAGCTGTAACGCTCACGCGCCTTAAAACGCATGTTGCCTGTGTCAAAGTCGGCTTCCATGTTTGTCCGCATTGGTGAACGGTCAAAATGCTTAAAGCCGTTTGGCGCATCAGTTTTTAGGAAGAATGCATCAGGATCAGTCAAGAAGTGATTGACTACATATCCTTCAGGGAGCATTCCCATGTTCTTTATCGCGTTAATATCATTGTCAGCAGTGCCAACGCGAAGAGTTGTTTCCAACAAACGATCTGCAACGAATTGCAGTTGTGGTGGAATAATCATCTTCATGCCACGTAGAGCAATGATCATATTGCGTTCATCAACGAATGTTGAAATGTCGATAAGAGCATTTTCAAGCGAAGTTTCGTTAAGGTCAGCATTTACTGTAGGCTCATTGCGGAATGTTCCGCCACCAGCCAACGGGTGTGCAGTAGAGCAAAGCTCAACTCCGTCACCGCCAGTAAAGTTCGCGTTAAACGCATTGTTTAGTGTCGCCGCAGCTTTAACCTGCTTTGAATGCGCCATAGAACGAGCCAAAGCACGAGTATAACGAGCGCCAAGGCGGTCAT